GTCTGTTATATTCGTCGAGAGATCATTCTTTATGAAAAAGATTAAATCCCTCACGAAAGTTGCACTTTCAATCATTGTCTCGCTTGACTCCTTTATACTCGCTTGTACATTAACGTTAAATTAACATTATTTAAATAGTTTGATTATGATGTTATATATTACTCACGTTTTCCTGGATTATCTCCTGGATTTTCTGCTTGTTTCTGTATTTGGAATTTCTAAAATGTGCCCTTGGAGATAGATGATATCCTATCCCATATTCCAATTTCTTGGCGTATTCTATGTCTGAAAATATTATGACACTGTCCTTATTTGCATTGAATAAAACGCTATTTAAGAACCTTCCAGTGTCAACGCTTATATGCTCCGTTCCAACCACATGTGATTCTCCCTCCTTATAGCCGGCTATTGACTTCTTGACTTCACTTTCCATCAAAACGCCGATTTTAACCATCGCCTTTGTGATTTCCTTTTCAGTGGCCCCGCTCTTGTCGTTTAGGAACCTAATCGTCGAGTCAATTCCCTTGACAATTATTGATACGCTCATGCCCCTGACTCCCCGATTATTGATCCTGTGGTTAATAGCCTGATATAAACTCTCTTGTAAATATCTGTCCCGGCATAGTTTGTGTTTATTGTGCCATCAGATAAAAGAGAATATTTTGATCCAATTGGACTTCCAACTTGGAACTTGACTTGCATTACGCTTCCCGTTGAGAGGGCTATGCTTCCGTGAATGTACAGTTTTTTATCTCCATTTAACAATCTTCCTTGCTGTATTAAGATAGAATCGTCAGAACTTGTTCCTATTGGAAGGACTATCCCACTAAGCCAAAGTGTTCCGGATGTAGTCAATGTTGTGTCGTCATCCCAAACTGATCCCACTGTCTGGTTGAAGTATGTTATCTTGATCTTTTGACCTGCCTTGTTAAGAATCCTCTGGAATCCTGTAGCGAACCTGGTTGCTGTCAACTTAGGCTCCTGGCGAATCTCCTTTTCATTCCGAGCGCCTTCAATTTTTCTTCAGCATTTTTTCTGAGTCTCTGTATTGCCCCAATGCTCGACTCACTGATTGAAAGGTCGGATATCCTTATGTCCGCAGAGTTTCCCTCAGCAACGCTGGCCTCCATTGCATCGGCCTTTGCGAATTCAAGTATAGCCGGCGCAAACTGTGGACTTATTGAGTTTGATCCGATTGTCTGGCCCGTGTAATTCTGCACATGTATTCTGGCCATGTCTACGATTTCAACCATGTTTCCGCTGACTCCTGTAGGAAGATTGTCAAAGCTCTTGACTATGTGGTTGGCAATGCTCCCAATAGTATCGAGTGCCATTATACGTATCCTATGTTTATTTGGGTTCCAGATTTACCACTTCCAAGTCCGCTTCCGACCAATCTTAGTGGTCCGAATATTGGGAAGCTTGTCCATACTCCTGCTCCGCCTGTCCCACTCAAATTTGTGTTTTGTGTAGTTCTTGCGGATGCCATTGGGAGATATGCTGATGTTGAAGAAATCATCTCAGTTGCCGTTCCGCTGATCAGTTGCCAGATTATCTCGTTCGTACCCGAGATCATCAAAAACACGCTTCCAGTTGCGTTGTAGTTATTTCCAAGCACTTGCACAACCCTAAGTTCACCGTTCAAATCATGCGAACTGAATATGTCTATTATTCCGCTCGCGGTCCCGGTAGATGCCAGAAGTTCGGCTCCCTGAAAAGAGTACCTCTTAACCCTGTTATCTCTAACCATTTAATCCTCCTTTTAAGAATTCATTATTTAAAATATGTTTTTTCATTTTCCTTATCGAGTTTCCTCTTGCTCTTCGGCGTTTATGGTACTGATCCTAACTTATACCAGGTGCTTCCGTTTGCAGTTTTGTTTATATAGACCTTACCATTTGTCCAGTCTATTGCAAGTCCACTTTGGTCTATTCCGACCAGCATGTTATTTGGACTATGGTTTACATATGTGATTGTGGGCCCTGTTGGTCCTACAAGTCCTCCAGTCATTCCGTCGACCGTTCCTCTTACTAAACTTCCTGTATTTTCTATTGCCATGTTTCCTCCAATATGAATTTTAAGTCCTAAGACTGTTAGTTTTATAAAAAATAAAATAAAAACTAACAAAAATTAAAAATTAACTTGTGGTAATTATCGCTGCGGCTTTTGCCCTCAATAGTTTAACATCAATTCTCTGAGTCACTACTGCCCCCTGCATGTCATATGTAGGAAGATCGAAGTTCTCGATTGTGATGTCCCTCTTGATTGCAATTCCGTATGCCTGAGATCTGTCAATCAGATATGCATACTTTGCATATGTGCTTGATGGTGCGGCGTTTGTTGAGAATCTTACAACATTCCATCCGTAGATGATGCCCAAGAATCCTCTTGTCAGCATTTCTGTGTTTCCGACCTTGTTTGCCTCGACAAATGTGTCCAAATTTCTGAGATCCTGAAGCACTTCATTCCCTACGATTAAGTCTGTTGGAGTGTAATCATAGTTCTCGATTCCAAGTGCTGCTGTTGTAAGGTTTGCAATAGTGATTGCTGCTCCTCCCCCCACTGATGTGGTTGCGCTATCAAGCGCGGTTAGGATAAGTTCAGTCTCTTTCTCTGCAAATCTCTTTCCTGCAAGCCGAATGTTCCTCTGTAGAAGTTCAAACTGTGAGTCTTCCATCATTTCGCGTGTAATTCTGATTGCTACACCATATTTCACGGGAGTGAATGTCACACCCTCATATGCCCCTGCATCCATTGGAACCTCTGCACCCTCTCCGACGATTCTTACATCGAGCGCATTTGGCGTCTCCAAATCCGTTGTGAATGAAGATCCCTTTATTTGGGCTGGTCCCCAAACATATGCGGCAAGTTCTCTTGGAAGAAGTGTTTTATCTACTTCCTCAATCAAAGGCTCCATTATCAATTTTGGAATCAATAATGTCCCTGCGGTTCCAAGGTCTGTGTCAATGTATTCCTTTATTCTTTTCATTTCTGCCATTTTAAATGTTCAAATGAGCAATACAGTACAGATTGGTTCCACTTGCGCCTGCTGATAGGGCTCTTCCGATTGGTGTCGAAGCTTTAGTGTATGCATATAGCCCTGCTGGAACTACTCCAGACGTTAATGTCTGTACACTATACGCGTTGACTGCCTCAAGGATTGTGCCCTCTATTACAGATCCTCCACATTTCACGATATAGGCTCCCCTTGTTGCGATTGTCCCATATGCCCCAGATGATATGTCAGCAATGGCTATTCCATTGATCTGATGAACTCCTGACGCAAATGAATCACTTACAACTGCGAATTCTATGTCGCTTGCCACGAAGCTGTTAGCCCCCGATGTTACTGGATTGTTTCCTGCTCCAGAACAAACTACGAATTGGCCTCCTGAGATATTCTCTCTTGCCTTTCCTGTGATTGTTCTCGGACATTCCCCATCAAATAATACGGCTACTCCGAGTTCGTTTGTAGATGTCATGCTCTAACTAATGTGAAAGAACCGCCTCTCAAACTACCTCTTCCCTCGACGATATTTCGCCCAGGTGTTCTTTCCTCCTCAACCTCGACGAGTCCCTTGGTAGACGGTTTGATTTCCTTCAAAGATTTGATCTCTGCTTCCATTGATTCCATCTTTTTCATGATCTCAGACATATCCTGCTTGGGTAATTCCTTGATTTCGCTCTTTGCAATCTCTGCAACTACTTCGATCTTAGATTCCTCCATCTTAGCTGATTCAGCTGGTGTTTGTTGTTCTGTCACTGTCATTGTACCTCCTTTCAATTCTATATCATGATTTGTACCCATTTCTTTGCTTATTTTCTCGTCAATCTTTTCTTCCTCATCTTCCGAATAATCTATGTCTTCGTCATCGTCGCCCATTTTAATAAATGCCTCTTTCAATGCCATCGAGAATGTTGCCCTTGGGTCGGCTGGCACTGCGACCAGACTTAGTTCCCGAAATTTAATTCCCCGAGGTATCAAACTTCCGTCTTCCGCCTCCTCTATGGATTTGACCTCTGCCCCAACAGAGACAGAGTTAATCCTATGGTCCTGGATCATTTCCTGTATTTGTTTGTCCATAACCTTCGCCTTGAAATTGACGTTTTTGTTTATCTCGTCAAAGTATGCGTCGGTTACCCTCCCCTTGATTGCATCTATCTCGTTCCTGTGATCAACCAAAAGTGGAGCTCCCTTTAGTGTCTCTGCAGCGAGTGATATTTCCTCTGCAAGAAATTTATGGTTATTTGATGTTATCGTTTCGTTTATCGCTACTCCTTTAATATTAAATTCCCCGTCCTCGAATGCCCTTTCATAAATTGGCACTGAATATTCAAATAATATGTTTGTGCTTGAAGATGGTGCCTTTCCGCCATGTGATTTCTTCCATTGGGCAGTCGCAATTGCATAACTCCTTCTTTCCGCCTCTTTGTCGGACATACCAGGATTATCTTTTAGAATTCCTCTCTTAATTGATTTTCTCATCTTTTCAAATTCTGCTGGCATACATAATCTATTTATATGCAATTTAAATATATTGATTAACCTGTTATATAATCACTTTATTCTTAGAATTATGTCGACGTCTCTATCCTTTCCGCCCGATATACTGATTATAATTGGCTCATTCAAAAAGAAGCAGTCCGCCTGATAGTTAAACCCATGTCCCTTTTTGTCTTTGTTTTGCACCCTTATCGGAAAGTAGTCCACCCCACTGAACTGGAGTATGTCAAGGATGTCATATCCCATCTCCGATATGATTTTAATATCCACATCCTCCTTTGCCGTTATGATAATTGCATATAAATCCCCAACTATTTTCTTTGTCTTGATTGATCCAATTCCCTCTCCCGTGTTGAGTTTAATCTTGACGTCCATCTAATCTTTTGTATATCCTCCTTGTCCTTATTCTTTTGTTATCAGGATTGATTCCTCTTTCATTTAGATTTCCGAGTTTTGCTCCCCCCATCCCCGCCTCTGTGCCGGCGAATTGGTTTGTGGTTACTGCCATCAATTGGCTTCTTGTATTGACCCCCCCACTTCCAGTCCAGTCATTCCATTGGCCTATTACAACCACATCCTCCTGGGTTATCGCTGTGCCTGTATCTGACTTTGCATCGTAGACTATATCCCCCACGTGCTTTGAGGTTATTATTCTCTGTCTTGTTGTCTCATCTATGAATATCATTATTCCTCCAGAATTATTTTTTCTTTTATTCTTTGTTGTCTGTCCATGAATTCTTTAAGGCACTTCTTACATAACCAGATTCCACTGATTTGCGTGAATGCCATTTCCTCGCACTTTCTGCATCTCGGAACTTGATCCTCTGTCATCATCATTAGTCCACCACCGGAATGAGGCTACATCTACAAGAGGGATGTATTGGGGGTTGGCTTGTTCCTATGCTCAATTCATTTATTTTATAAATAGTTCCGTTAAGTGCTTCGCATTCTGGGCAAGTTCTTTCAGACAATGCTGCAAGGAACCTGACCTGTCCTATATTATTTTCCTTATAATGCTCCACAAGTCCAATGTTTGATATTCTTATTGTCTCTGTCCGGGCAATGTTGCTTGGTCTCCTCGCGGCGATTGAAGTTATCTTGCCGGCGGTCATCCTGTCCCTTAATGGAATGTTATCTTTTATCTCTTTCTCTATCCACCTCATTGATTTATTTTCTTTGAACGCGTTCTTAAGTATTATCCTCAGTTTCTCTATATCCTGCGGAGGAAGCAATCCGTCTATTATATCCTGCTCTGTTATTGCCTTTAAATCTGTAAATTTATATTTTCTAAGTGCCTTTAAAACCATAATTGTGTAGTCTGAATAGTTAAAATTTCTGAGTTCCCTTACGTTTGCCCATTCCTGGACGGTCATATTTCCCACTTCATCATCTGTCAGTTGTTGGCCGCACCCTATTCCATGCATATGCTGTTCATGTATATGGGTATCTATACCGATACTTTCCTTTGCGTTTGGCTTTGCGCCTGGCACTTCTGGTTGGGGTATTTTTGCTTCCAGTTCGGCTTCCTTGTTTTTCTTCTCCATTTCTTGGTTCTCTTCATCCACACCCGCTTCCGGTTGCATGAGTACCTTGTCATATTCCTCTATGTTGAGCGCCTTGGCAAGTTCCAGTTGAAGCATGCGCCTCATGTTCTCATCAATTGTTGATCCTATCTTCAGTAGATTTGTGATTTTATCTATCCTATTGTTTATCTCCTCCTCTCCAGGAAGATTCCATAAAAATTCGACTGGAGCTCCGAGTTTATTTGCTTTTAAATATGGCTTTAATATTTTCTCTTCAATGACTGATTCTATCTCTTCCTGCATTGAGGCTATCTTTCTTTGCAGTGTTTCCTTCTGTGATTTTGCCAGTCCCTCCGCGATGTTTGCCATTCCCATCTCGACGGCAGGTATCTGCATTCCGTAGAGAATCATCATTATATCATTGTCTATTTGGACTGTCAAGTTCTTTCCGACTTCCCCGAAGTTTAGTACATTTATCTTTGTGCTTCCATCTGTTACCCATTCGGTCTGGTTGTTCATGAACTGAAGGTTTGCCTTGAACTCGTCTATGTCCGCAGTATTGACCATTTCCCCCTCCGCGCCGACCTGAACATGTATTGGAGCCCCGGCCTTTCTTTTTATGAGTTTATGAACATCCTCTGTGTTTCCCGCAAGATAATCTATTGCCTTCATGCTGGGATATATGTATCCAATTCCATATGCCCTGTCAGCCACATGATTTATCTTGAGGTGTGCAATCTCGTTTGTCTCAAAGTGGATGAGCTTTCTGCTTGTTGTTGAAAATCTTTTCAAGTCCCCGACCCATTGATTGTATCCAAGCACCTTTCCATGGCTGTCCCTAAGTACATACATGTTATTTGCATTAAGAACTCTGATTTGATTGTTCTTTAGGTCCAATTCCATGAATCCATTTCCTTTCATTATTGCCTCCCTGATCCATGCTCGTAATTCTATCGCAAAGTTTGTATCCTTAATAAATGATTTAATCAGAGCATCCGCATTTGGGTTGGTTGACTTTATTGAGAATTCCCCCACTATTGAATCGACATATTTGTCTACTCCCCCGTTGACAAGCCCCATCTTGCAATATATTCTTTCTATTTGCTCAAAATCAAATGGATGCTCAACTCCGAGATCCTTCGGGAACATTGCTTTCTTGTCCGTCATCTC